TGTTCGCCAGCCCGAAATCGCTGGTGAACGACACCATCGAGGCGTCGTTCTTCGAGTACCACATCAGTTTGTTGACGCCACTGACCTGCTTGGGCGCAATGACGAACACGTAGCGGTCGCCATTAGGCGACTCGTAGGTCCACACCGAACGTGGGCACGCCTCGAACGGGCCGTTGAAGTTGTTGTTCAGCGCACGAATCGCTTTGCGGCGGCGAACACCGCCTCGACCAACGATGTCCATGTCCACGATCTCGGCGCACTCGTTGCCGCCAAGGTTGAACTGACCCGCCTCCAGGTTCAACCCACCTGAGAAGTTGGTGACCTCAAAGGCGCGGACTTGGCCGCTGCGACCGCCACGAGCACGTCGGATCGGGAGCGCCATCAGACATTCCAGACAACTGCTCGGTCGGTGTTGACCCGAACCCCGTCATTGAGCACCAGCGGGAACGACGACGCGTGTTTCATGTACTTCTTCTGCAACTGGCGCAGAATGACCTCGGCTTGGTCGAGGTGCATGACGCCCAGGTCGCCGTCCTCTTGGCGTTGAAACGCACGTCCAATGGACCAGTTCAGGATGGCATCGTCGAACTCGGCGGGGAGGTCCGACGTTGCCGCCGTGTTCGTTCCCACCCACTCAACGGGTTCCCGATACCCCAGGGCCGTGAACGTGAACGAGTTGTCGGGGTTGGGGTACAGCCGCAGCACGCCAGCCGTGGCATTCCAGTGCGTCGGTTTGCCAGTCGAGTTGATGAAATGCCCGTTGGCTTGCTGGTGGCCCAGCCAGCGCAACGGCACGCCTTCGTCATCGAGGACGGCTTCCAACTCGCTGATCTCGTTGCCAGTCGTCCCGAGATCCGCAACGGTGTAGGCGCTGGTGCCCGCCACGACGGGCACTGACCACGTGGAGGCGTAGAACGGCCAGCGACGGTTGCGGTTGATGCAGAAGCGCCAGCCTTCCCGCAACCAGGCGTTCAGCAGCGTGTCGGTGAGCTCGTCTGCGTCGGTATCGAGCTGGGCTCGCACCAAGTCACGGAACTCTTGGAGCGTGTACGCCATCGGGTCACCTCACCGTGCGGCTGTGGGCGGCGCAGGAATCCGTGTCCCGAACGGGCACGCCCCCGCAGGGCTGCCCGTCCTTGCGTGTGCTGCTACAGACCTGGGGAGGTTCGATGTAGCCAACCACGGGGATAGCTCCTGGGGGGGCGAGGCGCCCTCCAGCGGGGCGGCCCTGTGTGACGGGGACAGCGTTAGCGCCCCCGAAATAAGCGTGACGGCTGCCAGCGGCTGTCTCAGGCACCGAACAGGCGGAGCCGCAGATTGGCGGGCGGGGTGTTGGTGTTTGCCAAGGCGGCGCCCGTGCCCGAAGCGGCGGGTGCGGCCACGAACTTCAACGTGGGAGCATCCTTGGTGCCAGCGAGAATGACCGACACGCCCCCGCCCGTAGCGGTTGCGGGCTGCAACTGATGCACGTCGGTCACCTCGTCGATGGGCAGCGAGGTCATCGGGATGGTCACCCCACTTGATGCCTGGGTGGCATCGAGGGTTGACGTGCACGCCACGTTGACATCGACGAAACGCTTGTTGTCAGCGACACCCTGGGCGAGCTGGGTAACGGTCACAGAAACTGGCATTAGTTACTCCTGAAAGTTGTGCCTTGCCCCCCGCCCCGACTCGTGGCCAGGGCGGGGGGTTTAGGCGAAGTGGCCTGCTATCAGGCGGTCTTGCCCGTGAGGACACCCTGACGGTTGCGGTTGCTGACCGTGAGGTTGCCGTAGAGCAGGATCTGTGCGTAACGGGCGTCACGGTCGTTGGGCCGCACGAACGGAGTCGGGCGGAACCAGTTGTCCGAGTGGCCCACGAGGCGCAGGTACTTGGTGTTGAGGAAGTACATGTAGCCCGCATCCACGTAGCTGTCGTAGAGCACGGGTGCGCCCTTGAACAGCAGGTTCTGGAAGCCAGCGTCAGCAGTGCCCGCATCAGCGAAGCGGAGCTGCGGCTGGAGAAGGGCCTCGTACTTCTCGTACAGGGCCTGGGTGGTGAGGATCATGTTGGGCTGATCCGCACCCTCTGACACGGTGTTGTAAGCCGTGCTCATCTTGCCGAGTGACAGCACCTCAGCGGTGGCCTCACGGTACGACGCCCAGTAGGAGTTGGTCGTCGGGTTGATGCCACCAATGCTGGTGTCGTTCGGGTGACCCGCAACAAGGGTCTTGATGCCAGCCCAGTCCTTGCCCGAGTTGCCAGTGCCGTCGCCCGTAATGAGCATCTGGTCGAGCTTCTCGATGATGGTGTGCTCGGCCTGGGCAGTCTTGGCTTCAAGGAGGTCGATGATCTCCTCCTCGGAGCGGTTCTTGGCTTCCTCGATGCCCGAGATCACGATGGAAGCGGCGTACTGCTTCCACGGGAACTCAGCAGCGGTAATGCCGTCCTGAGCCGTGATGTTGAGCTGGTCGTAGCCGCTGTAGGAAGCGGCACTGCTGTTGAGCCCCGTCATCAGCGGCTGCACGATCTTGTGGCCGCCACCGACCATCTTGATCTGCCCAGCCTGCTTCAAGAAGTAGAAGAAGGGGCGAGCCGTGAACACGTTGTCCACGAGCTTGGGGATGTGGTGGGCGAGCGTGGTGCTCAGGATTGTGTCGTAGTTAGGGTTAGACACTTTGGTTCCTCTCTAGGTCGAAGTGGGTAGTTGGCTACCCGCCGTGTTCCTTCTTTGCTGCCAGCCACGCATCCCGAATCGTCATGCCACCCTGCGGCGTTGCCGCCGTGGAAGCCCCAGTTCGGCTGCCCCCTTGGGAAACAACCTGAGCTTCACGCTTCGCTTGGACTCGCTTCTGTTCCTCCTGGCGGCGGGAAACCTCCGCCTGGAGCCTGTCGAAATGCAGCGCCTTGAACGCTGCGGTCACGTCAGGGAAACCGTTATCGAGTGCGAAGCGCAGAACCTCACCCTGGTCAAACTCCCCGTACTGCCCGTGCAGTGTGGTCAGTTCGTTCTGGATTCGTGCCTGTGCCGCAGCGACTTCCTGCTGCTGACGCCACTGAACGAGTTCGTCCAGGCGAGGATCGTTGACCGATGCGGGTGCACTGGTATCGGACTTGTCCTCCCCCCACCAACCGTCATCGAAATCCGATGCCGCTTGGGGTGCGGGGGCAGGGGCCTGATTCGTCAGTGGCACTCCATACGCATCCGCAATCGCCTTGATCGTCGCTTGCGGATCTCGTTGCAGTGCGGCCTGTAGAACCTCTGCGTTTTGCAGTTGTCGTCGCTGCTCTGCGAGTTCCTGCGTTTTGCGGGTGTAGTCCGCTTGGCGCAAGTACCCACTGCGGGCTTCGTCAACGGTGATCGGGGCTCCGTCGATCTCAAAGATCCCCTCGACGGGTTCCGATTCGTAGTCGGTTGCCTCAGAAGAAACGTCGGTTTCAACACCCCAACTTGCCGACTCGTCGGTGTCAAAGCTTGTTGCAACTTCGGTTTCAGTGATGGTCGTGTCCATCATCCTCCTAGAGAGTGTCGGGCGACTTGTTCTCTAATAGGAGGGAAGAAGTGTCCCACTCGGGGGTGCGGCTACAGACTGAGGCCGACCTGGGATTCCAGTTGCGTCAGGATCTCGGGTGGAACTCCACCCATGCCTGCCGATGGGCCCACGGGCGACACTGGCTGGGTGCTCGGCTGGCTCGGATCGCCCGTAGGCGCCCCAGGGCCAAGCATGGGGGCTGGGGCCGACACCATGAACGCCTCGGGGTTCTTGATGCCGAATCCGTTTTGCAAGACGTGCTTTGCCAGGGCGGCGGGGTCGATGACCACGCCGACCAGGGGGGCAACAGCGTTCATCAGGCTCATCGCTTGCTGCTGACGGAACGCCTCGTTGTTTGGCTGGGTTGAGCCAGCCTCCACCTCGAAGTCGAACTCGCCGTAGATGTCGGAGTAGTCGAAGGAGAAGAAGAACGCTTCGCCACCAGGGCCGCTGACTCGCACGGTCTGCTCTACGGTCATGTACTGCTGGAGCAGTTGCATGACTTTGCGACCCACTCGGGCGATGGCGCCCTCGATGACCGCCAGCTTGTCGGCAGCACGGGCGTTGGCAGCATCTTGGATCATCGCCGCCTCGGTGGCGGTGCGACGGATCTCGGGGCTGGCGCCACGGGCGTATTCGTTCACCCCAGAGATCGTGTCGATGTCCTGCTCGATGGTTTGGCTGTAGCCGTACAGATCCGCAGACATGGAGGTGATCGGGAGGGGCACCACGGTGTCCCCGAGCGGCACATCTTCCTCGACGGGGACCATGACCCCATCGGTGTCGTCGAGCAGAGCTTGGCGGCCCTGCTCGTTGAACGCCGACTCACGGAACAGCCATTTGCGGCTGTACTTCCGCCGATGGTTCATCATCTGCGAACGGGTCTTGTCCAACTCCAACTGCGGCCCTTCCAGCATTTCCAGGTCGCCAATGGGGTAGAACTCGTCGGGCACGTCGTAGTTGCGAATCATCACGAATGGGTGACCAAACGCATACGGCAGCGGTGACGTGTCAATCAGGTAGTCGTCCGACGACTCCGAGAACACACAGATCGTGCGCCGCTTTAGGTCGTAGAACTCCCAAATGGTGACCCGCTCAGCGTCAGAACCAATCATCTTGCGCTGACGGGACGTGAGGTTGTCGTGGAGGATGGAGCTGTCAGGCTCCAGCCGCTTGCGCACTGACGGCTTGTACCGCTCGTCCTCACGGGCTTCCTCGATAGGACGGATGATCCGCTGGGCCACCCAGCAGGCGTCCTCCAGGCTGGTCGCTTCGGGGTCCACAAACATGTCAAACGGGCTGACCCGCTCCACGAACGGACGATCCTCCAGGACCACTGACACCGTGCTGATCTGGTTGGCGGCGATGTCCTCATCGCTCGGCAGATCCGCAGCGTATTCGGGGTTTGCCATTGCGTAGTTGTCGAGCTCCGACTTGGCCGCCAGGTATTCCTCGGCGGCCTCGTCGGGGGTCATGTCCCGATCATCTTCAACGAAGCGGTACCCGACTTTGAGCCAGCCGTGGCCGAACGTCAAGAAGTCTTTGGCGGCTCGACGGAACGGGTCCCGAAAGTCGTAGGTGCGCCAGTAGTAGTTGATGACCGACTCAGCAATGATCGCTGCGTCGGCATCCTGGGGCTGCCGTGCGGCTACGGTGATCTTCGGGTAGTTGACGGAAATCGACGGGTAAATGACGTTGATCGTCGAGAATGCAATGTTGATCGCAATGCGGTCCTCGTCGGGGGTCCCAGGCGGGAAGTGCTTCCCTCGATACAGGTCACGCAGGCGGTTCCACAGGGCGTCGTATCCCTCGGATTCCCGATACTGGCGGGCGTGGTCAATCCGCAGCCGATAGCGGGCCAAACGCTCCGACTTGTTCATCTTGGGCATCAGACCCACCGTTTCCCTACGGGTTCAGGGTTGTAACCGTTTTGGCGAGCGCGCCGAACGATGTCGTCCTGGTGCTCACGGATCGTTCCGCTGCGCCACAACTCCCCAGGACGAAGAACGCCAGCGCCCTTCTCGCGCATGTACCGCATTTTGTGGGCAAAGCACGGGCAGACCTGCTGAACGCAAACCTCGTAGGGTTTGCCGCAGCTCACTTCTTGCCGTGCGAGTAGCCCTGGGCGCCACCAGGTGACGCGAAATCGGGAGCAGCACCAGCCGAACCAACACGCTTTTCCCCACCAGGACCGCCAGGAGCGGCGAAAGCGGGAATGTCAGTCGTCGGGCTGCCAGGAACCTTGGAAGCAGCGCCAGGGCTGGCGATGGAATCACCCATCGTTGCTGCCACACCCAGCGTGGGCTTCACGCCTTCGCCAGTGGGGCCGTAGGTCTTAGCCATAGTTGTATGCACCTCTCTGATTGGCGTACCTATGAAGTGGGTCGTTTTGTCCCACTATCGAGAACTGCGGGTTGCCCCTGCACCGATAACCCACTTGTCTTGGTCGGTCTCTTCGCCAGCACGAGGCAGCGATGCCCACCAATCCAAAGTGAACTCAGTGTTGGGTTGCTCGTAGTACGGGCGGACAAATGCGTACTTCAACATCTGGTTCGCAATCGCCAGTGAGATCACACGGTCATCGTGGGGGCTGCCACTCATCCGCCCTTTGGAGTCCCGTGTGTACGTCTCCAACTCCGCCTTGGTGACTTCGCAGTACAAGAGCAGTTCGCCGTTGCGCAGGTTCGCCACCATCTCGTCGATCAGGATTGGCTTGGTCGCCATGTTGGTGTACCAGCCGAACCGCTGCTGCACCTCGCGCTTCACCGTGCCGAGCGACCTGGAGCGGAACAGCTTCGGGTAGTGCTCCTTGCGCAGTGCGGTCACGACCGTCAACCCGTGGTTGTTGGCCTCGGGGGCAATGAGAGCCGTGTTGTACCAGTACCCAAGGTGGATGAGCTCGTCAGCGAACATGTCAGGCGGGTAGTGCCCGTGCCAGTGGGCGACGACCTCGCCAGTGTTCGCAAGAATCACGTGGGCGCTAGAGAAGTCGCCATGCTCCAAGCCTTCGGCCACGTCCGCACCGATGACGTAGACGCCGTGCGGGTCGGGCTTCTGCCAGATCCGCAGCACGTCGTTCGCCCCAGGCAGGAAGAACCAGTCACGACCCCCCGCAATGCCCGCATCGGCTAGGTGCCCCTCATCAGGTGGCACCGCCTCGATGCGGTCAATGACTTCCTGGTCCAAGACGTTGCGCCCCGACTGGATGAACGCTTCACGTTCATTGGCGGGGTACTCCTGGGCGAGCTGCCATGCTGGCAGCGACGCCTTTTTGGCTGCGTACCAGGCTTCGTCACGTTCGCTGACCGCATCCCACCCAAAGAACTGCGTCTTGAACGGGTTCAGCCCCGCTTTGCCGCCAGTCCACAGCGTGTGAAAGAACTCGCCCCAGCCGTTGGCGGTACTCAACCCGATGATGCGACCCCCAATGTCGGCCACGGGCTCGATGGACGCCCACGCATCGTCAGGGTTGGGCAGGAACGCCCACTCGTCCACGATGATGAGCGAAGCGGACGACCCACGGGCGGGGTCGGACGCAGAGGGATGGCTCGCAATCTTCGACCCGTTGGAGAAAATCACCTCAGTTTGCGTGTCGGACACCGCACGCACCCGTTTGCGCATCCACTCGGGCAGGTTGCGGTAGCCACGCATCGACTTCGCCAACAGGTCTTTGGCTTCCCGCTCGGTGCGGGACACGTCGATAATCTCCGATTCGGGCTTGAACAGCGCCTGCCACACCTGGAACGCCGTTGCCAGGGTGGACCAGCCGATCTGACGGGCTTTCAGCGTCAGGCTGTAGCGATTGTCCATCCAATGCCGCAACCCCGCCCGCTGGGCGGGACGCATCGAGAACGGAATGAGCCCCTCGGAGGGATGACGGATCATCCAATACTTCTCCAGGAAGTACTCAGGGCTGCGGCTACACCGACGCCACTCCGCTTCCCGTCGTAGCTCGACTAGACGGCCACGGTCGGCCATCGGCGGCTACTTCTTCTTTTTGATGGCGGCCCTTACCTTGCGAGGCGAAGCCACAACTCCAGCCTTTTTTCGGTCGGCAGTTCTGGCCTCCGACCTGGCTGTTTTGCTTTTGCCTTGCTTCATAGCCGCGAGGTGCTCACCCAACCCTGCGGCTGCGAGGTGCTCACGCGCACCGATTTTCGG